TCGCGCCGTGCGGTTTCGCTGTTCTCGACGAGTCCCTGCTTGGCAAGCCCGCTATAAGCGTCGTCGAGCACAAGGCGCGTGTTGCGGTCAGCCCACTTGATAAGCGGGTTGAGCAGGCCAGTGCCTGTGAAAGACTCGCGCATCGCGCCAATCTCGGCGAGCTGCGCAAGCTGTTCGCGATTGTCGGCGGCGGCCTTAATGAGCGTGCGGACGATGGTGATAGGCACGTCGGCGCGCCCCGTTACCTTGGCGAGTGCATCCCATAGAATCGGGCTGTGCGGTCGCGTGAACAGTGCCGTTCCAAGGTTGCTCAAGTGAACGCTGGCGTCGGTCAGTCCCCACAGCGCCGCCTTCGTAAACAGGTTCGAGAACTCCGTAAAGAACGGGATGCGAGCGGGCGCGTCCACGTTGAGGGCGCGGCGATACTCAGGCGCGAACTCTGGGCGCACGTAGATGTTCTGGCCAGCGGGAATGGCCTTGCCGTCCGTCAGGATGAGTCGACGCGTTAGCGGGAAAGGCACACCGGGCTTGTCGTCAAACAGGACGCGGGCACCGGGCTTGTTGATGCGTGCCAGCCCTTTGTCCACAAGCAGCGCGTTCATGTGGTTCTGGTTCGCAATCTCAAGCTGGCGGTTGTACGTGTTCGCGATGATGTCCGGGTAGTTCGACTCGTAGATGTCGCCGGTACCCTTGGCTTCGCGTGCGAAGGGCGACTTGCGCTTGAAGGACGAAGTGAGACCGCCGCGCGATGCGGTAACGGGTCGGGTGCCGCGTTCCTCCCCTTCAAGCACCGCCTTCAGGTTGATGCGTGCGCCGGTCTGCTGGCCGCGTGTGGGCAGTTCCACGGTTGGGTCGATGCCCTGCGCCATCTTGAACTGCGGCTCGATGTCCTCTTGCCAGTACTGCACGTGGCGCTTGACCGCTTCCTGCGTCACCGGGTCGTGCAGGAAGTCCTGGTACTCCTGCTCGGTCTTGAACGGCGAGTTCTTGCCGCCGACGATGGAGCGCACGTTGAGGGCGCGTTCGTAGAAGTCGTCAGCAGTTGCTTGGTCGCCCTTCTCGAAGGCTTCGTTGGACTGGCGCAGAAACTCCTGCTCGATGCTGCGCAGGTTGTCCTCGACGAGGGCGGCGCCGAACTTGATGGCGTTGACGCCTGTGTCGAGAACGCGCGAGGCGAACACCAGCGCCTTGTAGGGTGCGGCGATTTTGGACGACGCGTAGCGGACGAGAGCTTCACCTGCTGGACGGCTCATGGCGGTGAGGCGCGGTGCTGACGCGCCCGCGAGCGACTTGAGTCCCGTATCCACGGAGTACTCGGGCGGGACGCTGGACGGCTGGCCGAGCATCTCAAGGCTCAGGCTGACGAAGGGCGACGAGGTCGGGTCGGTCAGGCCGAGCGGACGTTCGGCAGGTGGACCGGTCTCAACAGCGTGCGCGGGCGTCCCGGCCTTGGGCGTTTCCATGCCGCTCATCTCAGAGGACAGGGCACCCCCCATGCCAACGGGTCCGGGTGGCTGGGCACGCATCTCAGTAAAGCGTTCGGCAGCACGACGGGCGACAGCGGGCACCGTGGCGTCGGTTCCAAGGCTGTTGGCGAGACGGCGGATAGTGTCGCGCGATAGCTTGCGCAGGCTGGGCAGCGAGAACTTGTCCTCGGACAAACCTAGCAGGGTGAGGGACGGACCAGTCGCTGGCTCGCTGGGGGAGGCGGCACCGGCGGGCGGCGGCGACCCCGGCGGCATTCCGCCGTGCTTGTTCTTCAAGTCCTCGATCTGCTTGAACACGGCCTGGAACTCGGGCGAGTCGATGTCGCCCTTGGCGGAGAGGGCTTTGAAACGGTCGCGTAGAGCGGCGTAGGCGGCGATGTCGGCTTGGAGAGTGGACGGGGATGGCTCGGTGAGCGACGGCTTCGGCGGCAGGCCGCTGGCGGCGGTTGCAATACGCTGGCGCAACTCCGCCTCTCCGAACTGCGTCGAGCGATCAGTCGCGGCCTTGATTGCTTCGGGACGAGTTTTACCTTCGCCCATCGAAAGGCCCGTCGTCTCCTCGGTCACGTTCCATTTGCCGTCGGGCGATTTGCGGATGAAGGTCTTGAGCCACGGAAAGCCAGCGAGCTTCACGGACTTGGCCTCGACGGGTATCCAACTTTGCTTACCCGCTCGCACAGCACGCGCCCAATAGAGCTTACCCTCGGCGCTGAGACGACGAGCGAGCGCCAACTCTTGTGCGACGGTTTCGGCCTCGCGCTTGGCAGTCGTCGCTTCCTTAGCCTTCGTCTCCGCTTTAGCTGCCGCCGCAACGTCGCGGGCTTCCTGCAAGACACGCTCGACTGCGGGACGGTCGTTGGCTGCTTCCATTGCACGCCCTAAGCGAGCTTCCGTAACGGTCGGGGTACCGCGTCCATGTCGCAATCCGGCCTCGGCCAACACGGCGTTCATATCGCGCTCGCTCTGCCGTTTGAAGGCGTCGAACCGCGTGCGACTCGTCCGCCATTCGATGAGTTTCGACAGCGGTTCGTCGGGTTTGAACGCTGTAAAGGTGACGGCGTCGATGGCAATAGCGTCGGCTTCTTGAGGCGTCGCACCTTGGCGCACCGCTTCTTCTTTGGCCAAGCGCTTCTTCAGGTTGTAGGCGTCGGTGCTGTTGATCAGGCCGAGCTGTTCGCGGGCGTCGATTGCGGCAAGCGGGTTGACAGCGACGGCGCGGTCCTCGCGGTGCGCTTGAATGCCGCGATTGATGTCGTCCTCCGTCGTGGCCTTGACCTTGCGGTAGGCTTCTTCGAGCCGTTCAAGCTGCTTTTCCTTGCGCTCGCGTGCCTGCGTGAAGCGGCCGAGCTTATCACGCTCCGCCTTCACCGTGGCGATCTTCTCGTAGGCGGCATCGCGCTTGGCGCTTGCGGCGTTGAATGCGGACTCAATGGCATCGCGTTCAGCAGTGCCGGTCGCGGGCGACTTTCGCTCGATGGGCGGGAGCGCCTCTGGTTCCGTCTGCGCCTTGGCTTGAGCGGCGGCGGGCGGGGTGGGCGCAGCGGGCGCCGTGGGCGCGGGCGCTTCGGCGGGCGCAGGCTCGGCGGGCTGCGCTGCGGGCGCTTCCTCTGCGCGTGCGGCGGGCACCTCCGGGGCGGCGGCTTGCTCCTCGGCGGGAAGGGGGGTGGGCGCAGGCGGTTTTACGCCCGCTCGCTCCAAGATGCCCGTCAACCGCTCAATCGCTTGGTTGTAGCCCTCCATCCACGCTTCGGCGTGACCCTGCGCATCCGGCGCAATCGTCCAAGCTGGCGTCACCTTGAAGTTGCCCTCGACCACTTCCTTGATGGTCTTGTCGCCTGCGAGCAGGGCTTCAGCGTCAGCTTGCGTCACGCCTTCCATACGCAGTTCGCGTATCGCATCGGGCGCAGCGGCCTTGGGCGGCTCGCCAAAGTAGTATCGCGCCATCTCCGGTGCGTCTGCGCCGTACACAGCCTGCAACTCGCCTGCGAGCTGCGTCTTGATGGTGTCAAGCGAGACGCCCTGTGCGCGGGCTGCTTCGCCGACCTTCTGCATAGCTTGTTCGGCGGCGGTCTTCATGGCGGGGTCGCGTGCGGCACGGCGAATGAGGCGCACGAGAGCGGGCACGGGCGACGACCCGGACAGGTCGCTCACGTCGATGTCGGCGACGGCTTTGGCGATGTCTTCGGCGACGAGCTGGGCTTCGCCTTCCGGGCCTTCGGGCATGGCGCGGACGCGGGCCATCTCGCGGCTCTCAGCGGGCGTGGCTGGCATCGCAGGCGCAGGCGGCGGTTCCGTTGTGAGTGCCTTTGCTCGCGGAGTAACGTTGCGAGGAGCGGTCGCAGCCGCATAGCGCCGCCCAAGCATCTCGCCAACGCTGCCCACAACACCCGGTTTAGGCGCGGCAGCGAACGGTTGCGGATGCAGGGCGGGTGCTGCCGCAAAACCCAACGCCGTTGCCGCCGACCCGAGTTTCTCTACGCCCTCGTCAGTGCGGCCCGCACGCATCGCTTCCAAGCCCTCGGCCAGCTCCGTTGAACCGCTCTTGGCCATCGTCGCCGTCAGTGTCGGGATGACGACCTCAGGCGCGACCGTAGCCGCCGCGACGATGGCAGGCGTGCTCGGGTGGATGAGACCTTCAGCACCAGACAAGGCAGCGTTTGCAGCAATGGCACCAAGCTGGCGCGACCCGCCTCGGGTCATGCTTGATGTGATTGGCGACGGGATGCCGAACAAGCGCGGCGCAGGTTCTACATCGGTTGGCTCGGGCGCAACGTGTACCCGTGGCAACTGAATGGCCATGTGCGACTCGGGCAACTCGCCTAAATCAGCGGCGGTGGGCGCAAGGTAGGCTTCAGCGGCGGCTTGGCTAAAGCGGGTGAGCAAGCTGGGGCGTGGCGCAACTCCAACAGCGTCGTCCCAGCCAAAGGTGGCGGGCGATTCAGCAGCGGCATCCTCAAACGTGAACGTCTCTGGCATTACGGCACCTTCTCGAAGGCAGTGCCGTTCCAGCGAGCGATACCGCGCTTCGTGTCGTAGAGTTTGCCCGCTTCAAGGTCCGCTTTGGACGATGGCAGCGGGTTGATGCGGCCCGTTAATCCAACGCCCTTGGGCGCAACCACAGTCGGCGCGTTCGTTTTCCCGGTCGTCAGTTGCTCAAGCCGGTTGTCGATGGCCAGCAGCGCGTCCTGAATGCGCTTCTCCTCCGCCGACCCTTTGGGCGGGTTGTTTATCATGTACTGCTGCTCAAGGAGCGAGGCGCGGGCACGCAGCGCCGTAACCTCCTGCTCGTTGCGGGCGACCGGAATGACGCGATTGCCGCCCACGTCGTTTGCGATGATGTTGCCCGCCTCGTCGCGGACGGACTTGACGGTGCGGTCCTGCGGCGGCAGCGAAGCCAAAGGCGGCGCGGGAACGAAATGCGGTATGCCACGCGAATCCAGCAGGTATCCTTGGCTGCGTCCGGTCGCGTCAGGCACCAAAGTCGGCGGCGTGCTGGCCTGCTTCTCAAGGGCGGTGGCGCGACGGTTCTCCACAGCGAGCCGTCCGGTGTCGTAGTTGAGCAAGCGCGACTCCTGCGCCGCCTGTGCCACTTCCTGCGCCGTCTGGTGTCGTTGCTGTTGCTGTAGCTGTGCGGCGTCTTGGGCGAGTCGCTGCACGTTGAGCAGCCGCGTGGCGTCGAACTCAGCGGCACGCTCGGCTTGCTGCGCGGCACGCTCCGCCCGCGCCTCGGCCAGTTGCTGCACGCGCTGTTGCTGTTCGCTGACAGCGAGGCCGGTGCGCGCGCCAGCTTCGAGAGCCTGCGTGAACAGGCCCGGACCTATCTGCAACCACGGTGGCAAAGGGAAGGCCATGCGTTACGTGTCCCACTCGGGGAAGTCCGGGTATTGCGGCGGCGTTGGCCCACCTGCGCCCCACTCGCCAAGGTAGCCCGCGTCCGGCGACCCCTGCGTGTTGTCCCAGTTGAACCAGTCGTTCCAGTAGTCGGTCGTGTTGGTGGGTCCTCCGCCGCCCCACAAGTCTTGCGGTGCTGGCCCCTGCGTGCCCCAGTTGATGCCGCTCCCGGCGTAGGGCGTCGTGCCAGGGCGCGAGCCGGTCGCAGCCACGTCGCCACCAAAGCCCGCCCAAGGCGTGAAGCCGCCCGGCGCGTTGACGTTGCGCGGTGCTCCACCGCCACCACCGCCGAAGCTCATACCACCGCCGCCGCCGAGCTTCTTCATGTAGGCGTTGAACAGCCGCTCGGCTTCGCGTGCTGCTGCTTCCGGGTCGGGCGCGGCGTTCAGCACAGAATTGCGATTCGCCACGTCGAGCTGCGTCTCCGGCGATATGGTAAGCGTCTTCGCGACGGTTGGCAGCGCTCCAAGCAAGTGCTCGATGCCCTTCGCACGCTGGCCTTCAGCGGTAAGGCCAAGGTGCCGCAAGCCCTGTGCGCCGGAGAAAGGCGACAATGGTACGCCCGCGCCGATGCCGAACTGCGCGGCGGTGTTTTGCAGCATGGCCATCGTCTCCGGGCCAAGTTCGCCCGACAGTTCGCTGCTAATGTTGCCACCCAGCTTGGACAGGTTGCCTGACAAGTTTGGGAAGACTCCGGCCACGTCGTTGTACACGGGTGGCAAGCCAATCGCGCCGGGCACGTTGCCGAACGGGCCTTGACCCTTGCGGGACGGTGCGTTGAGGTCAAACGGAGGCGTGCCTCCACCGCCGCCTGCGGTGTTGCCCGCGACGACGCCGCCGGGTCCGCCCCACGTCTCACCGACAGACGCGAGTTGCGCCAGCCACGCTGGGTCGTTGTAATCGAGGTTGGGCATAGGTCAAACGACGCAGCCAACGCCGATGCTGCGCGGCGTGGCACTGCCGAAGGGTTCGATGCTGACGGGGATTTGGTCGTCCGGGATGTGGACGCGCAGTTCGCGGTTCAGCTCGCGCACCGCCTTGGCTTGGAGCACCTCGGCGTTGGAGTCGTCGCCCGCATCTTCCGCACGTATCGCCAACATCTGCATCTTGAGCGCGACCCAGTTATCAATGAGCACCTCGTCCTCGTCGGTCTCAACGGCGATGAACTTGAGCTTAACGAGGGCATCGACGCTGGTGAGGCCGTTGCAGGACGGGCTGCCGGAGAGCGTATGGCAGCGCAGGCCCCTCACCGTGCTGTGCAGGAAGGCGGGAGAGCGCTCGGACGGCGCGTAAGTGGCCATGTCTTCGAGCACGTCGTTGGTCGCGTCATAGGCGTAGAGGCGCACCGGCCCCATCGTGGCGTCCTTGAGCACACGCACCACTTCGCGGACAAGGAACGGCGTGCCGACGTAGGGCGACGCTAGAGTAAGCACGACGCCGGGCTGCCATGTGCCATCAGCGCGTTTGGTCATTATGGTCTGCCCGTTGTCGTCCACGCCGAAGATGGTCACGGTCTTGCCGAGGTCCGCTTGGTAGCTGGCGTAGGCGCGGATGTAGCGCGGGTTGCCACAAGTGAGCTGCGCCTGCACCGCGACAGTCCCGTCGTGCTGGATGACGACGTTGCCGCAGGTGCCACGTCCGATGCCGCCTGCGCCGAAGTAGCCCCAGCCGCGCAGCGCGCCGTAGTCCGTGCCGTTCATCGCTAAAAACTGCCACCAGTATCCGCTGTTGGTCATGGGCACGCCGCACACGTTAGTCGCGAGCACTTGGTCAACCGGACGCGGCCACACAAGCGAACGGCACCGCACGCACGTCCGCAGCTTCTTGACCGTGTTCCAGAAGTTGCCGCGGACCATGAGGCGTTGCGTCGCTTCGTTAAGCAGCGCGAGGAACGCAGGCTTATCGACGCAGACACCGATAACCTCGTTGGCGCGGGTGAGTTTGACTTCGCCTAGTGTCATACAGCACGGTCCCAGAGACGTTGCGTCGCTTTGATAAAGTAGCAGCCGATTGCATTGGGCACACCGGGCACGGCGTCGTCGAACACGGCGAGAGTCCCGAGCGGCGCGGCGATGAGCGTGCCCACGCCCAGCGGCCACAGGTCGCTAAAGGCAGTGTCGCGCTGCCAGAACGGGCCGGTGGACTGCGAAACGGTGCCCGCTTCGCCACCGTCGTAGGTTTCGAGCGCAGTGAGGCTACCTACGAAGATGCGACGCTCGTTCGTCGGGATGACGCCGCCCGGCCAGTGGTTCTTCGTCCACTGCCCAACGACGACGTTCCATTCAAAGTAGCCCACGCTCTGGCCGGTGCTCGCGTCGGTCTTGTTCCACGTCATGCTGCGCTGCTCGACCGTTGGCTGATTGGGCGACTTGATAGTGAGCGCGAACTCACCGGGGAAGAACACTTCGAGCGCGGCGGCGATGTCGTCAGCGAACTGCTGGTTGGTCGCGGGGCAGTAGCCCGGTGGAAAAGGGCTTACGGCGGTGCGCAGGATGATGTCGTCTTCAGCCACAATGCACTTGTGCTCTTAGAAGGGCGCATACGCAAGCGCGAACTTGGACGGCGATGACCCCCGAGGGCCTCCGCAACTCGAAATGAGAGGGCTGGTCGCGGTTCGGAGTTGACGGTGCGGCGCGGTGCGTGCGACAACAGCGATCCCCCGAGGGCCGACGCTCTCAGAAATGAGGCGATGGTCACGACGCCGCAGGTTTAGCGATGAGCCTGCGGCGTTTTGCTTAGGAGAGGCGCTTCCAGTAGTGCTGCGTATGCCAAGTGTTGCCCGCATCGCCGGTAACTTGGCAGGAGACGCGCTCGAACATCATAACTGTCAATCCGCGCGGCGTGTACTTGTGCTTCTCGGCCATGATTGCACCCGAGCCGTTCAAGATGTCCGCGTCGTCGAAACAGGATTCCGGCACAGCGTCACCGATACGGCAGGACCACCAGTGCTTGCGTAGAGAATGATGCCTAAGGCGACCGATGACACGGGCGGTCTGATTGCGGTCAAGCCATGTCCGGTTGCTGTTGTGCCGTCCATAGCCCTCCTTCATCTGCCGCGCAAGGTTGCGGGCAAAGGCGAGGTCTTTGCATTCGTGACAATCGACGATGGGCACGTCGTCGGGCATTAGAAGGTGCCGCTGAGCGTGATAGCGGCGACGGAGCGATAGGTATCGTCGCAGCCGAGGCGGTTGTCGAAGCCGACGCTGAGGAACCAGCGTGTGTAGGAGCCGGTCGGGTCGAGGCCGCTGGTCTTGTAGCCCTGCCAGAGCGGGAAGGTGAGCTTGGTGCCGCTGAAGTCGAACACGCCGGTGATGTTGAGGTACCAGAACTGTTCGTCGGGCGGCGGCGGGCGGAGCAGGTCGGCGTCGGCGATGTTGTCGGTGTAAACGGTCGTCGTGTTGTCGTTGAGCGTGTCGAGTTCGCGCAGTTCGGTCTCGCCGACGCGGGTGCGATAGAGCTTGCGCGAGGTGGTGCCAGCGGGGCCGAGCGGGATGTTGGTGAGATCAACGGTGGACGCGACGCCGAGCACGATGGCCGCGGTGGGGCTGGCGGGAGAACCGCCTGCGGTGAAGCCGGGCACCGGATTAGCGTAGACGGGCAGGTTGCTGACGAACGCGATGGCGTAGGTGTGCGAACCGGCTTCGACGAGGCCGCCGCCCGCGTTGGCGAGGGTCGGAGCGGTAGTCGGCGCAGGCGGGCAACAAGCGAGCGTGACGCGGGCATCTTGGAACTGGATACCGGACACCTGTTCGGTGGGCGCGTTGGGGTTCGGCGTGAGCGTGTCGTACCACTTGAGCGCGGTGACGTTGAAGGAGAGTTCGCGCGTGCCGAGTGCGCCGGTGTAAGCGGGCAGGATGTTGTCCTGGACGATGGAGGAGCAGTACGGCGCGACGACGAGGGTCTGGATTTCGACTTGGCCGCCGGTGCCGCCTTGGGTCTCGTCGATTTGGCACGACCAGCCGGGGCTGACGGTGCTGATGTTCGGGTTGAGCGCGGAGCGCGCGCCGTTGACGTTCCAGGTGACGGTGAGACCGGCGGCGAGGGTTCCGGCGCAGGTGACGCCACCATCGGCGATGATTGTCGAGAGCAGGTTGAGTGCGGTCTGCACCGTCGCCGCGAGCGCGTCCACGGAGATGCCTGCGGTGGTCGCACCGCCATACTCGACGGTGAACTTGCTGTTGGCGCGCGTGACGAGGCCAACGATCTGCATGGTCTCGGGCTGTGGCGCGATGAGCTTCTGCGTTCGGACAAGCTCGAACACGGGGATGGGGCTGCTGGGCGTGGGCGGTGCGACATTGCAGTTGAGCGTCGTGTCGCAAGTGAAGGCGTTCGGTTCGTTGGCGTTGGCGAACCCGGCTTGGGTGCCTGCTTGGTAGTCGGCGACGGCGTCGGACTGCAACTCCCATCCGAACGTGGAGCCGCCCGAGCAGTTGGCGTAGGCGTGCGACTGGTTGGTGAGCGTGCCGGCTTGCGCGTTGGTCGTCGTCCACGTCATCTGGCTCAGGGCGCTGACCCAGTACTGGTCTTCGGTGAACACTGGACAATCGTCGTCGTGGAACTTGTAGGCGCCGGACACGAGGCGGAACTCGAAAGCGCCATGGGCAAGGCCGGTCCAAGTCGCGTTGCTCACCGGGCCGGGCAACGGGAACGAGCCGTAGGAGGTGTCGTCGCCCACGAACAGGGCGCACGGCGCGGTCGCGGCATTAACGGTGAGGCTGAACAGCTTCGTGCAGGCGCTGTTGGCACCGGTGGCGCGGACGACGAAGCCGTAGCTGGCGGAGGTGGTGGGCGTGCCGGAGATGACGCCAGCGGACGACAGCGACAAGCCAGCGGGCAGTGCGCCCGAGACGAGCGACCACGTCACCGGAGCAGTTGCGCCGGTCTGCGCGAGCGTCGTGGAGTAGGCATCGCCGACGGTCGCGGCGGGCAGGGTCGCGGCGGTGCTGATGGCGCAAGCGGAGTTGCGACGGGCGTGCTGCTGATTGTACTGAGCTGCGATGCAACCAGCGAGTTTCGTAGCAGCGGCGTCCACGATGGATTGTGCGGCGGCATTGAACTGCGCCTGCGTGAAGCCGTCGGCCAAGTAACGCACCTCAATGGAGCCGTCGCAGCAGGTGAACCGGAGCGGCGAGATGCCCGGCGGCGGCGTGAACGGGATGGTGCCGCGCGGCACAATGATAGGTGTCGGGTAGAAACCAGCGTCGCACGAGAACCCCGGCGGGCACGTCAACAGAAAGCCGGTCTGCGCCGATAGGAACGTTTCGCCCTGGCCATAAAATGGCGCGGACGGAAAGCAACATCGCGGCGACGGCTCGCAAACGGGTAAAGCGGGCAAGCTCACTCCGCGACTCTACCGCAAAAGACAAGGCCCGCAACAGTAACGTCACGGGCCTTCCATAGCGCGGCGAACCACAGCTCAGCCGACCGAAGCATATCGGACCACACCTTAGCCCAGCCAAGCGTAGGCTTTGATGTAAGCAGAAGCGGGCGCAAAGCTCAACCGGAATCCGTCAGCAAACTGCACACTGGCTTCGCGAATCGCGGCGTGGGCACGATGCTCGCCATGAAGTTTACGGACTGCACGCGGCAGTGCCCTTGGATTTCCAGCCTGAACTGAAACCAGTTGCCGTCGCCGAGCGGCATGTCGGAGATGGGATCGCACGATGGCTCAGGTTTCCCGAAACCGAGCATGATGCGCGTTTGCGGCGGCGAGTTAATGATGTCGATGCAGCCCGTGAGCGGGTCTTGGGCGCATGTTGGGCGCTCCGCACAAATCGCGAAGGTCGTCCATGTTTCCCAGCAAGGATAGAGGTCGCGGCGATACTTTACTGTTACGTCAACGCGCCCGATAACGTCCTGCACCCACAGTTCGCCGTCCTCGATGCGCTTGATGACGGGTCGGCGCGGGTCGTCGTCGCGGAACAGCGCGGGCGTCTCCAAGCTCCAAAACACCGGACCGTTCGTGTCGTCAATGATGTCTCGCTGCGCGGACGGCAGCAGCTCCCAGAGCTGTATCTCCTCGGCTTGGTAGAGGACGAAGGCGAAGCAGCGCTCGACGCCGTCGAAGGTGCCCTTGACCCACTGGAGCACTTCGATGCCGGTCTGGACGCCGTCATAGACGCTGGGGGCTTTGCCCCGGAGCGAGCTGATGAGGTCGAAGTTGAGCGCGACCCAGCCGCGGTGCAGGACGCCGTGCTGGGTGAACACGGGCGACGCGGACATGAGCAGGCGATTGTCGAAGACGACGGCGGAGGAGTACATGAGCAGCGCGGGGTCGTCCTTGTCGAGGACGGCGGCGACTTCGCGGCTCATGGGCACGTTGCCCCAGGTGTTGAACTCGCGTCGACCGAGGATGAGGGAGCGGATGCCGTCGCGGCTGCGGTAGATGAGGTCGCCGTTGGCGAGCACGGTGCTCTCCTGGCCGAGGCCACCCGCTTCGACCTGCGACACCGTCAAGATGGGGTTCGTCACCGTCGCCCAATCTGCCGTTAGCGTAGGCGCGTTGACGCTGAACACGACCTGCGGCGTGAGGATTTGCACCGGGCCTTGCCCGAGGGCTGAATCGAGCGTGGGCACGCCGCGAATCGCGGTGATGTCGCCCACCGAGCCGGGTACGAAAAAAGTTTTATTACTCGCTAGGTACGTGTTCTCCGTAACGTGCAGGACGGCGTCGCGAAACTGGAGAGCCGCAGTGCCGCTTGCGCCGCCGACAGCGTCACCAGCGAGAAAGGTGCGCCCGTCGGGACCGGCCTGCCACACACGGCCCATCCAGTATGTGCCCATGCGTGCGATGCCAAGTTCCGGGTTGGCGCCGACCAGCACGGAGCGGCGGCTCGTAGCGCCGTCGAAGAAGACGGGCACGCTCTGACCGTCGTTGACGATGAGCCACTTCTCGGCCTGCCACATCCACGCTTTGGTGCGCGACGCGGGGTTCACGTCCCAGAACGTCAGCACTGCGCCCGCGGCAACGAGCGGGCCGGGGTCGTCGATGTTCTCGACGGTCAGCACAGTCGCGCTGTCCACGCTGGCGATGACGTAGTTGCGCGTGCCAATCTTGATTTCATAGTTCGCAGCGAGGTTGACGGTGGACAGGACGGTGATGGTGACGTTCGCACCGAGTGCGGGCACGGCGAAGCCCACCTGCACGATGGTGTTGTGCGCGATGGTGATTTCGC